GGTAAAGCTTCAAGCAAAGATATGGAAAAAGCTTTAGAACTTATGGCTAAAGAAGCTAGTGAGGGAAAAGCAGATATCAATGAATTAAAAGAAGCACTGGACAAGTTAGATGATGGCGGAAGTATTAATAACGTTAAAGAAAAGTTAACGGGTGTAGGTACTGCTGCTAAAGATTCAGTAGAAAAGACGAATCAATTACTCGGACAAGAAAAACTGCAAAAAGCTGCAGAAGTAGCTTCTCAAGCAGGTCAGAAAGTGATTGATTTTGCGCACCAAACACAAGATGCATTTCGTGAAGTCGATGCAGGAATGGACATCATTGTCACTAAAACTGGGATTACTGGAGAACAAGAACTTGCGAGTTTGAAAAGTATTTACGACCAACTGTCTACTGATTTACCCGTAGATAGTTTTGAAAAGGTTGGTTCTGCAATCGGTGAGTTAAATACTCAATTTGGCTACACTGATGAAGAATTAAAAGAAGCTTCTAGGACTATGATCCAGTTCAGTGAAATTAATGGTGCAGATATTACTACGAGTACTATCAACGCTAAAAGAGCTATGGAGGTTTATAATCTTGAAGCTAGTCAATTAACACCAACGCTAGACCAAGTAACTTTTGTAGCACAAGCTACAGGACAATCTGTAGACTTGCTGTTTCAAAAAGCAACAGAAGGCGCACCTCAAATTAAAGAATTAGGATTGTCGTTTTCTGAAGGAGCTACATTAATCGGACAACTTGAAAAAGCTGGGGTAGACTCAAGTGCTACGTTAACAGCAATGACAAAAGCTACCGCTAAGTATGCTAAAGAAGGAAAAACTCTATCTCAAGGGTTAAGTGAGACGATTGAGAAGATTAAGAATGCAGATAATAGTACTACTGCATTTACTGAAGCAGCTGAAGTGTTTGGGAACAAAGGTGCAGCTAAAATGATTGATGCAATTAAACGTGGCGCATTTAGTCTTGATGGATTGTCTGAAACTGCAGAAAAAGCTAATGGCACAGTCGCAAATACTTTTGAAGCTACGCTCGATCCAATCGATAGACAACAGCAAGCTATGAACGCTATGAAATTGGCAATGGCTGAATTTGGTGGAGCTATATCGGCAGCAATTGCGCCAATTTTGGAAGTATTAATTCCAATTATTCAGCAATTGGCAAATATGTTTAAAAATCTTCCAGCACCAGTACAACAGTTTATTGTTGTTTTAGGTGGAGTGGTAGCCGTTTTAGGATTATTACTACCTGCGGTACTTGCGATACAGTTTGCATTTACAGCTACTGGTGCTGCAATGTTACCAATTGTTGGAACGGTAGCAGCTGTTGCTGCAGGTATTGCATTAGCTATTGCTGTATTTATGAATTTCGGAAGTATTATCGAGTGGCTTGATGGTGTTTTTCCAGGCTTGAAAGATACGGTAGATAGTGTTTGGAACTCTATCCAATCTGTGATTGATGTTGTAGTGAATGAAGTATCCAACTTAATTCAAAGAATATTTGGTACTGTGATAGCTTGGTGGGAAGAAAACCAAACAAGATTTCAACAAGCATCAGAAAATGTATGGAATACAATTTCTAATGTTATTCAAACTGTGATGAACTTCTTATCTCCATTTCTAGAAGGTACATGGAACGTTATTTTGACAGTTGTAACAACAATTTGGCAAGTGATGCAAACGAATATAGAAACAATTATCAATGCAATTTTAGGAATTATTAAAGCAATACTACAAGTTCTAACTGGAGATTGGCAAGGCGCTTGGGAAACTATCAAGAACGTGTTAGCTACTGTTTTAGATGGTATGGCAAGTAATGTTAAGACAATCTTCGATGGGATTTTAACGGTTATTTCTGGAATTTGGGAAAATATCAAGTCCATCACATCTAGTGTTTGGGATGGAATTAAATCCTCTATTGGGAATGCCATTAATTCTGCAAAAGATATGGTAGGAAATGCGATTGAAGCAATCAAAGGCTTCTTCAACTTTGAATTTAGATGGCCGCATATTCCACTTCCTCACTTTAGCATTAGTGGTTCTGCTAATCCATTGGATTGGTTAAGTGGAGGATTACCTTCGATTGGCATTGAATGGTATGCAAAAGGTGGTATTTTAACAAAACCTACCGTATTCGGACAAAACGGAAACAACTTGATGGTAGGTGGTGAAGCTGGAACAGAAGCGGTTCTACCATTGAATTCGAAGAACTTGGCTGCAATTGGTAAAGGTGTTGCAGAACACATGGAATCAGATAAGCCAATTGTAGTAAATGTACATATCAGCGATGTGATTGTACGAGAAGAAAGTGATATTCAGAAAATAGCTAATGCAGTAGCTAACATGTTAGCTTACGAATTAAAACGAAAAAAAGAATTGAGAGGTGAACCAGTATGATCCAACACAACGAATTAACGATTGATGGAATTCGTACTTCATCTTTTCCTTATCGCATTATTGTTAAAGAGTCTCCAGTAATCAATATTGGAGACTCTAAAACTACTTTTATTTCTCATAGAGGAATTAGTGGTTATATTTCTCAAACTAACAAACATAGAGAAGTAGTGGAAAGAAAATATACTATTCATCTAGTAAAACCTACAGAACAACAGCTGTATGAGTTTAAAGCGTTACTATCTAGGGAAGGTTTTTGGCTTGAAAATGAACAAGTTAAACTAACTAAGTGGTGGTGCTATCGTGCTAATAAGTACGAATCAATGAGAGATGAACATGGAATTTACACGCTAGAAGTTACGTTCGTGTGTCATCCAACGAATTACATGAAACAAAATAATGTTCAAGTTTTAAATAGCAATGGAGCTATTCAAACGCAAGGTTCTGCGCTAGCCTTCCCTAAAATCACAGTGATTGGGAACGGAACGACTCAATTCACGGTAGGAAGACAAGTAATCAAGTTAGAAAACTTGAGGGAAGAAGCTGTAATGATTAATGATCCTGCGAATCCTAGCTTTAAAGATAAAACTGGGAATCTAATTAAATGGTCAGGCGATTTTATTACGCTGGATCCAACGAAAGAACAGCATGTAGGGGTTGTGTTTGGAGCTGGTATTCAAAGAATGACTTTTGAAACGTTGTGGGGGTGGGTGTAGTGATTTATTTATTAGATAAAGCTACTACAACTGCTCGATGGAACGGAATTCCATTGCATGAAGCTAAAAAAGGCGAATTAAAAGAAATTTTAAATGGAGATTATGTATTAAGTATTGATTATCCAATCACTGATAGTGAACATTATCGGTTATTGGATAACGACAAGATTATTATTACAGATACTCCAGACAACGGAAGACAGTTATTCAGAATTAAGCATCGTACTGAATTAGACGATATAGTCAATCTTACTTGTTCTCATATTTCGGAAGATGCATTTAAACGTATTGTAGGAAAATTTGGAGTGGAGCGAGTTGGGTGTAATTTAGCATTAAATTCAATGATAAATGCACTCAAAACTCCATTTTCTGATTTTTCATTTGATAGTGATATATCAGAGCCTCACACGTTTAATAATGCTGAAAACTCAACAGTGTATAAAGTATTGTTCGATGGAGAACACTCGATTATTAATACATGGAAAGGCGAACTGATACGTGATAATTATTCAATACGCATCGTTCAAAGTCGAGGCAGAGATAACAATGTAGTCATTACTACGCATCAAAATTTAAAGAAATACGAGCGAACGAATGATACAGCTAGTATTATTACTAGAATTCATGTTACTTCAACGTTTAAAAACGAGGGAGCTAAAGAAGATACTGTTATTCATGCTACTGTAGATAGTCCATTGATTAATCAATATCCATACATCAACGAAGCAGAATACAACAATAATGATTTAAAAACAGTTGCTGAATTAGAAAAATGGGCGAGAGCCAAGTTTGAACATGAGAAACTTGATAAAATGACGGATGTTATTAAAATCGAAGCTTATGAATTGGACGGACAAAAAATTCAAATTGGTGATACTGTAACAATTAGTAGCTTGCTGCATGATGTTAGCGTGACTAAAAAAGTTACTGGATATACTTACGATGTATTAGCAAAAGAATATATTGATTTTACCTTTGATGAAAAAGGTACAGGAGGTAGTGGTGGTTCCACTAATTCTGGTGTAAGTGGCGCTGCAGATATGATTTTAAATTCAATCTTTACTGATGCAGAGGTTGAAAAGAAAATTGCGAATTTATTAGCGAATGCAGATAGAGCATTTGACAGTAGATTTCAAAAGATAAAAGAGTCTATCGAAGACAGTATCGAAAAATCAAAAGCACTATCCGAAGAAGAAAAAGCTAGATTAGCTGCAGAAATTAGTAGCAAGTTAACTGCTAGCAAAATTGATACAGACAAGATTAAGGCAGATTTTGATAAGTGGCTAAAGGAGCCGTTGAAAGAACTTCAAGATGAAATCGATAAGAACGCTCAATTAAGCAAGATTAATAACGAGCTGATTGGTGGTGACGGTATCACTCGTTACAACAAGAATCGATTAGCTGGAGAACCTAACCGCACAATCGAATTAGGTACGGACTATATTGAAGTAGGTCACAATGGTAGTGGTTTTGAAGTAGGGCAGCCATATACCATTAGTTGGAGCGCAGAGTGTACCCCTTACGGGCATAGAGATGTCACTACATTATTAAGAACTCCTTACTTACTGACAGGAGGGAAAGTAGTGTATGCGCCTCAAGATAACAGATTCCCTACAATCCAACACAACTTCACTACTGATAGAGCAGTTGTGCCAATGGTTTATTTTGGAACGTACAACGTTCGTTACGAGAGTAACTGGTACAAAACTAAAACAATCGTTAAGAACATTAACGAAACTCAAGAAGATGTAACGCTACAGCTTGAATGGAAAGAAATCTTTGATGGGAATCAAGATAATTCTGTTCTATTAGGGTGGAGTGATACACCAGATTTAATTATTGATGGAGGTGGAGCATAATGCCAGAAATTGCAAATGCCAGAGTACAATTTAAGCGCATGACTCGTCAACAATGGCAAACAAGTTCATATATTGCTGCTGAAGGCGAACTAGTAACCGAAACTGATACTGGTTTTGTCAAAATTGGTGATGGTAGAAATCGTTATCCACAATTACGATATTTAACTGGACCACAAGGTGAACGAGGACAAAAAGGTGAAACTGGAGAACGAGGACCAGCAGGTCGTGATGGTGTGGTTACGTTTGAGAATTTAAGTCAGGCGCAACGAAATTCGCTTAAAGGGGATAGAGGCGAACAGGGACCGCCTGGTCCTAAAGGAGCAGATGGAGCTACAGGCGAACGTGGGCATTCATTGACTGCAAATGTTCGTATTGAAGGTAACTATAGAAATGGTGTTAACAGTCAATTAAATATTATATCGGATGTTTATTATGATGGCGTGAGATTAAACAGTGGATATACCGTAGACTTCTTTTATCGAGGCTTTGGAAGTGACAATTGGATAAGTCAATTAAACAGAGAACCAGACAGTAATGGTAAAATTGGTCAATTCAGTCCAGCGCAACGTAGTGGTGGGTATCTTGAAGTGTATGTCGTTGTGACTTATCAAGGGATTAAAGCAGCTGCTAGTACACGACTAGATAATGTTCAAGATGGAGCTAGAGGAGCTACAGGGGAACGAGGTCCAGCAGGACCACAAGGTGCTACTGGAGCAGCAGGACCACCAGGTCCTAGAGGTGCAGATGGTAATACCATTATAAATCAAAGAACAGGTCAACCTATGAAATACTGGTCAGGTAGCAAGGCTGATTTCGATGCAATTAGTAACAAAGATGCTGGAACTATATACGATTATCATGAGTAGGTGGTGGATTTATGGCTAGAAGCGGTATTTATGTAAACGGCAAAGAGATTATTGCTAGATATGTTGGGGATAAATTGGTGTGGAAAAAACAAAAATTGATAGAAGTAGCTCATTTTCAAAATTTTTACGATTGGAAAAGTTATGGAGATATCATTCTTAGAAGGATTTTCAATGTTTCTAAAAGCTATGGAGACACACAACCACCATCTTATGATTATAACGCTTCTAAAGCTAAAA